CAGGGTAACAGAGAGAGCAGTAGACCCTATCACAGGACAGTATCTCAACACACAGGGACAAAGCTATACCATAGAGAGAATAATGCCAACACCATTTAATCTCAGGGTAAAAGCTGATATATGGTCTACTAATACAGAACAGAAAATGCAGATTATAGAACAGATCGTGCAGTTATTCAATCCTAGCCTAGAGATACAGACTACTGACAATTATGTTGACTGGACCAGCCTAACAGTAGTGTATCTCTCAGAGGTCCAATGGAGCAATAGATCTATACCCGTAGGTGTTGATAGCGATATAGAAGTATCGACGCTAGGTTTTGATACACCAATTTGGATAAGTCCTCCAGCTAAAGTTAAACAGCAAGGTGTCATTACCAGCATCATAGCTAATATATTCACAGAAAATTCTACTGGGGCTATCGATCCTAATTTCCTCTTTGGCAGTCCTTCTGCTAGGACTAATGTTACTCCGGGTAATTTTGGAGTATTGGTCCTAGCTAATCAAATAAAATTATTAGCCGGATATGAAAATATTAGCCACGATCCTATCATACCTAACGTAAAATATGGGCCCGATACTAATTGGTTCGCTCTATTAGATCTCTACGGTGAGTTTAGGGCAGGAGTTAGCCAGATTTATCTCAGCCAACCTTCGGGATATAGTGTAGTAGGAACCTGTAGCGTAGATCCAATTGATAATACTGTGATGTTAGTTAATTGGGATCCAGATACTTATCCAACTAACACTGTTGTTGCAGGACGCGGAAGCATAGATGCTATCATCGATCCTCTAACTTATAATCCAGGTTTAATAGTGACTGGTATACGATACCTCATATTAAATCCTATCGGAAGTGCTAGAAATCCAGCAGCGACAGGACCCAGTGCTTGGAGAAGTGCTAGCGGAACAGACTTCACTGCCAATGCTAACGATATAATACAGTGGGATGGCACACAGTGGATTAGGGTATTTGATAGTGAAAACACTAAAGATACTGTCTACACTTTAAATTTAAAAACACAGATACAATATAAGTGGGACGGTATTAGCTGGACTAAAAGTATCGACGGAGAATATTTTGCGGGAAACTGGAGGATCTTGCTTTGAAGGTAAAAAGCAGCGGAGCATTTTTCCTCAGCAAATCATCTAAGAGATTCCTGCTACTACAGAAATCATCCGGAAAAAAAGAAGGCATCTGGGGATTAGTCGGTGGTAAGATAAATCCCGACGAAACAGTTTGGCAGGGATTACAGAGAGAAATCGTCGAAGAGATAGGGTTTATGCCTGTGACTATTAAATCTTTACCTCTAGAAACATTTGTTAGCGATGACGATCATTTTAATTTCCAAACCTATGTCTGCATAGTTAATGACGAATTTGTTCCCCGATTAAGTAGAGAACATATGGGATGGGCATGGTGCCATCTAGATAAATGGCCTCGTCCTATACATCAAGGTATAAAGAATACAGTAGGTAGCAAAATCATAAGAGCAAAACTAGATACTATCTTTGAAATGCTAGATTTAATCGAATCAGAGAGTTGACAAACTTCGTTATCTATAGTATAATTAAGTTATGTTAAAAGAAGGTCTAGTTGAAAAAATCTGGGGTTATGAAGTAGTTTGGGCTACGAACGAGAATTATTCCGCTAAAATGATGGTCTTTGCTCGTGCTGGCAATCGAACCAGTTTCCATTATCATAAAATCAAAGACAAAACTTGGTTTGTAAGCGCAGGTAAATTTATATTGCGATGGATAGATACAGATACAGCCGAAACCAAGGAGAGCGTCCTCACTGAAGGTAGCACTTGGCGCTGCTTGCCCTTAAGGCCTCATCAGCTCGAAGCTATGATAGACGGTGCTATGATATCAGAAGTGTCGACAGCTGATCTAGCTGCCGACACTTTTTTGATAGCTCCTAGTTTTAAAGTAGAAGATTAAGCCTGCGCTTCACCCCAACGTAGAACTAAGTTTTGGTTGATTGGCGCACCTTGCGTGATATAAGCATTGATGAACAATATATCACAACCATTTGGATAAGTGCCGCGACCACCGATTGGTGTGTTGCTTAATTCCTTAAATGGTGTGAGATCCAATGAGTCCTTGTTAGCTGGTGCGTTAATGTATGTGAACACTGTTTCACCTGGTAATGCATAAGTGTTCCTGCTTAGGTTAATAGTATAAGCTAAAGCACCTGTACCGTAGACGTTAGTTAGTGTAGTCTGGTTTAGATAAACACCATAATATGTTCCGGTATATGCTCCCGAACTCTGGGCGCTTATAGTAGTTCCACTACCATTTATTAATGCATAAGTTCCCTGATAATATGCAGTATATGTTAAGCCGGTATTAATGCTCAACTGCAATCCAACCCAAGTATTAGCTGCGATACTATTACCTGCTAGTAATGTACCAGGTAATATTGGCTGGTTGGTATAACCAGATGTTATAGCACTTACTGTTAATAGATATAATGTACCTGTTGCAGTGAATGAAGTTGTAACGCTTTGGCTGATGCTTACAGTCCAAGTGCTTACGCCGGAATTGATAGCACCCGAACCAGTCAATAATGCCACTAGGTAAGTGCCAGTAGCAACACCTGTTCCTGTTATAGTCATTCCTGCAGTTAGAGCAGCACTTGTTATGTTACCTGTAGTGAATACAGTACCAACGATAGTGCAGCTTGCTGCTGAAGAACTAGTACCTACTGTTACGGCAGCTGTAAAGCTAGCACCAAAATTCTGTATCTGGGCTACTTTGGTCAATCCGTTTAGGGCACCGTTAGTTGCTGGGAAAAATACGTCATCACCTACGTTAACTGCCGGCACGACACTAGCAGCACTTGTTGATAGAGGTATGTAGTATGTACCCGATGGTACCCAAACTGGGACCGACATATAGTTGTTCACTGATCCGCTAAACACCATGCTAGATCCTGGTGCTACCTGGCTAAAACTAGGCTGACCTGTTGGGTTAGCAGGTGAATTTAAGCTGGCAAACTGTATATTAGTAAGCGCAGGCATATTACTAGGATTAATAACGCCCTCGATAACTAGTGCAGCGTTACCGCCACCGCTACCAGCGCTCGATTCTAATGATTGTAGCAAGAAACTAGCGCGATTTATTAGTTCACGTGCTCCTAGATCACCAGTGAGCGCATTGCTAACCGATGGTGCTAAACGTACAGCAAACGCTGTGGTTTTCTTGGTAGTAATATTGACGTTTGGTTGTGAATAGTTGAAGATGTAAGACCTATCAGTATCAAATCCACCGTCTTCGATAAATGCTGCACCCCAGTGGCTTACTACTGGACTGCAATTAGCATTAACTAATATAACGCCTGTTGTTGCTGTATGTGTAGTTGCGGGGCCTGCTACGAATGACCTGTAACCGCCACTAGCCCAAGGGCTTATGCTGACGCCTCTTGTACAGTTTACTAAAGCACCGTAAGTCATCTGTGTGGGAGTAACAGTGGCATTAATCTGTGTCATTAATGCCAAACTTATAGTAGTTGATAGCTGTATGTGTGTTGAATCTATGATACTATACACATAATATGTAACACTTGATGCTATATTGCCTATGTTATTACCTGTAGTGGCATTATAAAATACTATTGGTTGGCCAGTAATCATCTGTGTAGTACTAGATACTGTTACTACGTTTGTATATGGTGTAGAACCAATGGTTAGTGTTGCTGAAGTAGCACTGACATATCCAGTAGCTACACCAGTATAAGTTATTAGTTCGTTGTCTATATAGACAGTAGCAGGGAAAGTGTTTGCATTTGGTGTTGGGAATCGGCTAGCATCAGCTATATTGATGACCGTATCAGTGACACCAACATTGTTTCCAACTATGAAACTAAACGCAGATTCGTTTAATACTTCGTAACGTACTGGTAAGTTTCCTGCACGCATCCAGGATTCATTATTTACGTTGTTGTTACGCAAACGATGTACTGTTATATATTTTCCTTCTGGACCACGTAGCATCCAATCAATAAATCCAGCTCCGTACCAAGTCCATTGTGTACATACCATCTGCATCTTTGTTGGAATTAGGAGATATCCGCTCGGATTGAAAGGACCATTTGATCCATCACATCTATCAACATTCCATTGATTCTGTGGAACGATCCTATCAACTGTCCTTGTGCATTTGATGCCGCTAACGCTTGTTGCACCGCGATATTGCGGATTTACATACATTAGTGTATCGCTTACTACCTGTGTGACCATGTGTGTCATACCACGAATAACTATGCGGCAACCTACAAATAGCTGGCTAGTAAATCTAGTGTTTAATCCAACGATCTGGCCAGACCCTACTACGACTGTGATAGTTCCAGCTAATTGGAATGTGCTTGATCTCTTAACTACCTGAGGTATTATACCATCATACTGCCAAAAGACACCATTCTGTTCGTCAAAAGTTCCACTTCTTACAGTAGCCCCATACCAGTTGCTAACACTTAATAAGCAAGGATCTTGTACTGTAGCACCTGTTACTGCTGTGATAGCGCCTAGCGTAGTAGTTGATAGGAACTGTAAAGTCCTTTCATCTATAACGGCAGTAACTACGTAAGTTCCGTTAAATCCAGGAGTAAGAACGCCATTAAGTATGACTGTGGCACCTATCTGGCATTGATGATCGACGTCATCGGTTACTACTGTAATAGTACTACCTATAGAAGTACCATTAGCAGTGACTTGCCTTACGAAATAATTTGGAGCCATAAGCAACCCAGTATTAAAGTTAATAGCTTTACCTGACTGATAACGTATGTATTTCTTGCTCATACGTATAGCTTGTCCACCATAACTAGGTAATCCAGTACCTAACTGAACACCACCGTCGAATGGCCTGTGGCTATAGCTAGCATCGGATCTAGCATATATGTTTCCGTAAATAGTTCCAGACTGTATAAATCCTACCGTCCTAGCTGTAAATGTGAAAGAAGTAACGCTTAATATGTTTTCAACAAAGTATGGACCTTGTACTGCTGAATGGTTATTGACACCATTATCCGATGATACAAACACGTTAATAGTTTGTCCAGGAACAAATCCGTGATTGCTATAAAAATTAACTGTTACAGTAGCTTGTCCTGAGGTGCTGATAAATGTGCTAGATGGCTGCACTGCACCAGTTTGGCTCAGTGTGTATGTACCAGTAGTACCTGTGCCGCTAGGACTTAGTGATGTTATTGTAGTTAGGCTAGGTACTGTATTATTAGCTGAAAGTGCTATACCTTGTCCTACTGCCAATGTTCCGTTAGCTACTGCTGACACTGTCATGGTATTAGAAGCAGCTATAAATGTCCAGCCTGTTATGCTAGATCCTGTAGTAGTGATCGTGGCGCCGCCGAGTGAAGCTGATAATGTAAACGATGTTGTACCATTAGTCGCTGTAATATAATAGTTTGTGGTGCTAACAGTAGCACTACCGCTTATGCTGCCGCCGCCTGTATTAGTACCGGCTACGTTGATAATCTGTCCTACTGTTAACGTGATGCTTGGCTGTGTGCAAGTAAATACGCCATTTGTGAAACTGGTAATATTGCTTGTAATATTAGTACCAACATAAGCGGTAAAAGCTGCTGCTGTTGTTGGTGTGCTTGTGCTAAATGTTGGTTGGTTAGTAGTTGTTGACCATAGATAACCAGATGCTGTTGTTAATGGAACTAGTGTTCCTACCATAGCTGCCATGCTACCTGTTGCTGATGTTTGTGTTATAAATGTATTTGTCTGGTACCCGTTAGCCACTGTGCTAAGGATCGCAGTATAACCATCGATGATCTGGTAAACATAATATGTACCTGCTGACAAGTTACCGATAGCAGAACCAGTAATAGTAATCTGTTCACCCACTGTCATATTGGCTGTACCAGTATAGTTTAGACCATTTAGTGTATAACCGTTAAAACGAACAGAGTTATTTGTTGCGTAAGTTGCAGAAATTGTAGTCGTGTACATGATGTTAGCACTTAGAGTGATCGTAGTGCTGTTTGGTATTGATCCTATGTAATAAGTATTGCCGCTAGTTAAGCCGCCAAAGCTAGAACCAGAAACAACAAACATATTACCACCTACCGTAGTTCCTGACGGAACAAAAGTTGTTGCTAACCCAGCATCTGTAGACATTATTATAGTCCTAGTATCGACGATAGTCTTTACATAATAAGTGCCGCCGGTTGTGATACCACCAAAAGAAACACCTGTAAAGTTTAGGCTTTGCCCAACTATAAGACCTATAGTAGTTCCTAATGTGATATAATTATTTGCGCTATTGCTGGCGACAGCATTTGTGCTGATCTGTTGTGTTACTACTGTTGCACCCGGATACATACCTGTAGTGTTAGCTACGGTGATATTATTTGTTGAGCCAGTGACACTTGTACCTGTCGCATTTGGTACTATCTGGTTTAATACGAAATTTGGACTGGTTCCTGATACTATATAAGTACCGGCAGGTATACCTGAGCCAGTTATATATGTACCTAATGCAGGAATAGTACCGCTAGTGTAAATCATTGCAGTAGTGCTATTAAAGTTTGCAGTGAATGCAGGAGTAGCAGTAGTAGTGCCGGTTATAGTAGTATTGATAACTGCGTTGATCGCAGATCCCGTGTACAACCCTCCCTGCCTCAACTGTACGAAAGCAGTCCAGATATTATCACCGTTGTTATAGCCTACTTTACCCTTAGCTATATAGGTAAATGTAGTAGTTGAAGGCACTGTATATACTAGGAATGATCCTTCTGCACGATCAAACCCAGTGATAGCAGAATTAAATCCTTTGATAGTGATAGCTTGTCCTACCGTATAACCGTGTGCTATAGCAGTAGTTATAGTTATGACAGAAGCTGCTGTGCTAACACCGCCCGACTGTGTGCTAGCATCTGTAGTAGCTGCTGTGACAGCAAGGTCAGTTCCCGGAACTTCATAGATACCAGGATAACCGCGTTCTTGGCTGATGGTCAACCATTTAGTTGGTTGCATACCGTATTCAAAGTCTGCGTCAAGCATGGACGTCGGTTGAGCAACGCGAGTTCGTTCAAAAGCATCAGTGCCAATTTCTGGCATACGAACATATTGGAACGGTGATTCAGCGAAAATCTGTAGCGTATCATTAGTACTCATAGCAGATGTGTTTACCGCGAGTGTAATGATCGTGCTTCCATCTGTATTATCTAATGCGAAGGGAAAGTAACCGTCTACGTTTCTATTAAAAGAAACTGTAGTTCCAGAAAAACTACTATCAGCAAAATTATAGATTATAGTATTTCTTGTAGTG